GCGGTCCTTGATCAAGGCGTCATTATAGTCAATCTGTTGGTAGATCTTTGTGAGGTTAAATAGTGATGACTTAGACTCATCACGGAATGCGTGTGACTCTGTGCGTGGGAACTGACGATAGAACTCATTGAGTGCATCTGAGTCAGTCTTAAGTGCAGCAACCTCATTGTTCCAATATGTAATGACACCCATTGTTATTTCCTCACCATCGATACCCATGATAGGTTTCTTTGGGTCCTCAAACACAGGCCATCCATACTCGTCAATAAAACCTTCCATGTTCCATTCCATGGGAATGAAAAGGCTGTACAGCCCTGACTTGGTCTGACCATTGGCAGATCGCTTGGTTGGATCACTATCGTTGTATAACTTCTTAAAGTTCTCACCACCCTTGCTGAGTGCATTTGATGTAGAACCCATCATACACTTACCGATAATCTTTGACCCTAATCGAAGACACGTCTTAGTAACTCGCCAGTTGTTTAGGATATTCTCAGGCTTCTCCCATTTACCGCTCTCGTCATGCACAAGTAGAAGCAGCTTCTCGCCGTCATAGCTGTTGTCTGCGGTGTTTTTCCAGTCAATGGTAGTATCTAGTCCTTCTATGTCATCATCGCGCTCCTCATCCATATTCTTGCGCGTGATCTTACTCGCAGGAACACGGAAGGCTAACTCCGTCTTCGGGTTATCCATACCGTCTTGGATCGGCTTGAAAAAGAAGGGGTAATTTCTAACGATAGGCACCACCTTATCGGTAAACATCTTCTTGGCATCGGAACCTGTCTTTGACAAGATACCAATGCGCGCGTCCCTAACAATTGTACCTGTGTTGGACGTCTCGGCTGAAGACATAAACGAGAAACCTGAACGACGGTTCTTTAGGTAGCACATACCAAAAGATCGGTTGTCTGCCTTAGTGGCCTCCCAGAATATAAAGAATATCCGGTTGGACTCACGGAAGTCAGGGAGACCAACGTCAATCTTGGTCCACTGCAAGTACATGTAGTGTGTTCCTGTAATGTAGGTTGGCTTGCCGTTGTTCTTAAACCAATAGCCATAGTCCCTTCTATCAAACTCAGTCTCGATCATGTCGACGTAATTTGACTTGAACGAATTATCTCTACGGTTCCAGTCAAAGATTGACTTTATTTTCTGTAGTTCTGCCGGGTACTCTTGTGCAATCCATTTGTTGCCGCGGTCGTCTATATTCTTTGGTGTAGATGGAACGGCAATCTTTAGTCCATTGATCTCATATATATCACCAATAGTTCCGTCCTTAGATATAACGATTAGGTCATACTCTTTATTGTATCCATAGTCCCAACTTTTCTTACTGTTCTTAGTAGTAAGAGCAGTCCTGTGAACATGGTCAGTGACTATACGGTATAGATTATTTTCCATTCTTTAACTTTGCTCTGCCTTCAGCGAAACCACTCTTGCCTAGAGTGACCTCAGCTATTGGTGTTTCAGATCGTTTGTTCTCTTCCTCATCAATCTTTAGAAGCATAAACATGGCATCCTCAAATGCCAAACGCTTTGCCGATGCTGCGTTCTTCATCTTGTCGGCAGATATATCGTCCTCTGCATGCGTAATGATAGGCTGCTCAAGGACCTTGATCAACTCATTTATAGCCTTCTTACCGGCCTCGATGATTCTTATTTTTGTATCAGACATAGGTTCTTGTTATACATTCTATAGAGCACTTGGTCGTCTATTCTAAACTCATACTCGCTATCTGGAGTAAAAGATACGACATCTCCCTTAGATACAAAACTATTGCTAGGATAAACAACCTCACCCCATAACTCCTCGAACCCACCTAGTGTACTGAATACCTTGTCCTCTGATGGCACAGGCTTAATAAACACAAATGGCTCAACGGCCTGCCAATCAGCGTCACGCTTAAACGCATAGACCTGATCAAGCTCAGCCAAGAACATATCGTCCATGACATGATTCCAACTGCTCTTTTGGCGTCCCTTCATGTCGTAGTAGAACTTAAATACGTTGTGGTGAACTATGACGGTGTCTCCAGGTTGAACTGGGCCGTTATAGTAAATAGGAGTTGCAATTACTTTTGCAAATCGATTAGAAGCCTTGTGGTCTTCTTGAGAGGAACTAATTATAAAATCTACGTCTCCGTATTTTTTAATGTTGTCGTACCGCCTCAGACCAATTGGTTCTACAATGAAGCAGTATGGGGATTTCATCAGTAGTCTATTTTATACTCAATTGCAATTGGCATTGTTGGAGAGAAGGACTTCCATCTGATAATCTCTCCATCCTTGATAATCCACACGCAGATACTACCATCATTTTCAATTCTGATGGTGTTGATCTTCCAAGTCTTATCAAGGATCTCCTGTCCTACCATGTAGTGCATAGACTTCATGTAGTCAGGACCGATTGATATTTTTCTAATTATACTCACCTGTTTGAAGGTTTACCTGAACGTCGCCATACTTGTCATAGATCTCCTGCTGTGTATTAGACAGATCCATAGTGGCTCCTTTAAGTTGTTCCATGGTTACTTTCTTCTGCTCTTTAAGACGCTCGAAAGACATTTCAATGTCAGCGACCGCGAACTTCAAATCGCGATACATTCTGTTAGCCGCGACTAATTTGTCAAGCTCTTCTTTTTTGATTTTATTTTTCATTAGATTGATATATACCATTTAAGATTGGCATGGCTGTATTGTAGACATACCGGTGTGTTTGCTGTAAGTGTAGCAGGAGCGCCAACGAATGTGGCCCCAGTTGATACCCATGTTGTTGTTGCGCGGGTAGCTGTTGACATGACGACAAATTTAATACCATCTAGGTTTGAGCTAGCTGCTGGAAGATTGACCGCAAAAGATGGGCCTGCTGTTCCTGTGAAGTATGTGTTGACGTTTGTAAGCGTAGCGGTTGTTAAAGCATCAGTTGCGATAACTGATGGAGTTTCATTTAAAGCCAATAATGCAGTGACGTCAAAATTAACTGTCTTTCCGGCAGTGTTGGTACCAAATACTTTTGATGTTGTGTTTGGTGTCTCAGTGATATAGTTTTGTACTTTCATCGCCCTTGGCCTTTATTTTTCTTTACATAATTCTTAGAAGACTTCAACTTAGATGTGCTTGACTTGGCATGAACGCCTGGACGACTCACCTTAACACTCTTCTTTGCTGACTGCTCAACCTTCTTCATTGTACAAATTTAGTGATTTATTTGAAAGTGCATCCAATCGAAGTTCTTCTCACGACCAAGGCTAATGAATCCATGCTTGTAGAATATGTCTATCATGTCTTTGTACTCAGCGCGAGCGAAGCGAGCTGTCTTAGATGTCTCCTTTAATGTGTTGCGCGCAGGGTCTAGGTCAATAGCAATGCCCCAAGAGTGTGTACTCCAAGACGTACCACCGCGCATCTTACGGAAATTAAAACATCCCCCATAAAGATCTATCCCTAGCTCAACTATACGTTCATACCCGTAGTGGGCTAAAATGTCGTTAAACACGGCTAAAAAGGCATCAGCGACGTCCTTGTGGCAGCGCATCTTTGTTACCTTGGTGTCGATATCCCATGCTATACGCATAGGGTAAGGAAGGTTAATGGTTTTTAAGTACGTACCCTTCTCGTTAGGTTGTCCATACTTTTTGATAATTTGAGCTGTAGTTAACATATTACTTCCACTTATCGCTTTCTCTCTTAAGCCCGGTCATGAATACCTTAAACTTTGTGAGAAGGTCTGTTCCTGTGACATCTTTATAGTTCTCATTGATTGACTTCACCTCAGTGAATACGCAGAAGAATGCCACCGCCTTTGTGATCAATAACTCAACAGATATAAAGTGAGCGATGATGTCACCGGCAATATACTTCTCTATCATATAGAAAAACAAAATCGCTCCTGAATACAGAAACGACTTTTGTACAGTAGCTATAAGTTTTTTACTTTGGAAGGATACCCAACCATTCTTTTTAACAGATCTCCAGATACCAAATATGGCGTCAACAAAGATCGCCATCAACGATACCAAGATAAGGGGTACTGCTGGTGTAATCACCGTAAATAATGCAGACAAAACAATTAGTGTGTTAGTTTTCATACTAGTTTTTTGATTACTCTATGCAGCGCATAGAATAAAGCAAAGATAATAAAAATAGCCAACAGGTTGTTTAGTAGCTTCTTCCACCATGGATACTTCTCATAGTACTTTACAGGCACCTTTCGCTCTACAATCTTGGTGACATATACCGGGGCACATTTGCCTTGTATGTATACCTTCTTTTCCTTTGGAACATACCAAGCCTTTACGGTTACCCTATCTTTAGTTAGGGTAACTGTATCGATAAGTTCTTTAATTGTAACCACAGTGTCTGTATGCACCTCTGGCACATATAGCGTGATGGTATCCCTGATCACTAGAGTATCCATAGTAAGTAACTCAGGATGCTTTTCAATTAGGCGCGTGAAACGGGCTTGAGGGCTGCATGATGCAATCAATAGTGCAATTAAAATGTACCTCATTAGTATATCTTATTAAGGATAAAAATCTGACTGTATATGTTGTTTGCTGCGTTGTTTGAACCCCATTGAACGGTTATATCTAGTCCGTTAGCAACAGTTGTATTAAAAGTGGTATTGTTTAATGAGCTAAAGTCTTGTCCTTCAAATGCATTAGATGAATCCTTGGAGTAAGTCAAGGCACCGGACGTCATTATTTGTGCAACACCTGGGCCCCCTATAGATCTTACTGTAAAATGAATTTGAAGATCCCAATGCTTATTTGTAGTAGTAGGTAGTGTTATTAATCCCGAATCACCTAATATAATTGACCCTGACTTTACTTTTATTCTAATTGTTTCATTATTTGCAGAGCTAATTATTCCGCTTAAAACGGCAGAAAAGCTGTCACCTACTTGAAATCCATTTGCTGGAACAGATAGTGTGCCAACACCTCCATCTATCACCGTGGTCTCAGCCGTAGTTGCTGTCACAGGTAAACTATTAGAAGTCTGGGCAAAAAGCTTTGACGCGCCTATAGTGCTAACTATATCTTGCATGGTATAAATCTCACGCTGAGAGTTAGCTAATGCAGATCCCTTCTCCTGTGTTTGTACAAACCCAGGGACTGTGTGAAACTTCTGATCAAATGGTATCATGTACTTCATCGTTAATTGCATAACCAGCAAAAGCGTGTTTAGGATTCTTCGGTGTCACAAGGTTACTGCCAAAGTCGTAGGTCTCTATGCTCATAA